AACAAGATCAACAAAACTTAGTGCATAAGATTTTTGCAGAAATGGTGAAACCAAATGCGTGATGAACAGATACAAGAATTAACACTTAAACTTCTAAGCCGATTGAACCCACCAAGGGCGCTGACCGGGCAAGCACAAGCTATAAAGGATGAAGCCACATTCCTTGCCAAGTGCATAAACAAGGTAGCACCAAGCCAAAATTTGACTGCATGGTTTGAAGAGTTTGAAGAGGCTGTGCTCGGTAACTTGGAAACCCGCACATGGCCGACAGCCAAAGAACTTTCCAAAGCGGCGCAGCAAATACGAAAGGCCAAGCCAGTTTTTGCAGACCACAGCGTTGAAGCTGAATGGCTATTAAACCCGGTAACAATAAACGCAAAGCGCATCCAAGGCGGTCATCCAGTGTGTGAAACATGGTTAAGCGGTAAGAAGGCGCAGTCGTTGATGGCAACGGGAATGATTAGTGAAAGCGACTTGGATAAGTACAAAAGAACAGCATCATTGCAAAAAGCAGAGGTTTATGGTTAAATGCAGATACTGTTCTCACAGACAGTCTGCTCGGTTAGTTTTCTCCCAGAACTAACTCCCCTTTCTGGCAGAAAGGCAAGTTTCCCAATTCCTTGCTTTTCTGTCAGTTTTTAAATTTATACGCACCCTGAGAAGGACGTAACAAATGGATAAAGATGATAATTCCCGTAAAGTAGGGGAATCTATGGAGCCAAAAGCTGCTGGTAATCGAGGCAAAGGCAGAAAAAAAGGCGTTCCAAACAAGAACACAAAACTCCTAAAAGATGCAATTTTGATGGCGGCTGAGAAAGCTGGCAACTCGATTGGTAAGGACGGGATGGTTTCTTATCTTGAATTCCAAGCAAAGCAAAATCCCGGTGGGTTTATGAACCTCATGGGAAAGGTTCTACCAATGCAGGTCAATGGCTCTGGAACTGATGGTGAGCATATTATTACCTACAAATGGCTAAATGATGCAGACAAGGACAATTGATTATCTTCCGAGACGCCATGTAAGGCCGTATCATGCGCGAAAGGAACGCTGGGCGGTTATTGTGGCCCATAGGCGCTTTGGCAAGACAGTTGCGGCTATCAACGACCTTATACGAGATGCCTTAACGATACCGCGTGAAAAAGTGCGGGTTGCTTATATTGCGCCGTATTACCGACAGGCAAAGGCTATCGCTTGGGATTACTTGCTGGAATATACCAAGGACATTGAGGGCGCTGTTGCCAATGCAAGCGAATTGCGTGTGGATTTTCCTAATGGTTCCCGCATACGTTTGTTTGGCGCTGATAACTACGATGCGATGCGCGGGCTGTATTTTGATAGCGTTGTGCTTGATGAACCAGCCGATTTCCCGGCTAATGCTTGGCCCACTGTTATTCGCCCCAGCCTTGCCGACCGTAAGGGCCGCGCCACGTTTATTGGAACGCCGAAGGGCAAAAACGATTTCTGGGACATTTACCACCACGCGCAAAGTGACCCTGATTGGTTCTGTGCGATGTACAAAGCTGATGAAACGGGCGTCCTAGACGATGAGGAACTAGCGGAAGCAGAGCGCACAATGGGAGAGGATCGTTATGCTCAAGAGTTTCTTTGCTCTTTCGAGGCTGCGATCCAAGGCGCATATTATGCCACGGAAATGAAAAAGGCCAAAGAAGAAAAGCGCATATCAAATGTTCCATACGATCCCGGCGTTGGCGTTGTTACCGCTTGGGACTTAGGTATTGGCGACAGCACGGCTATTTGGTTCGCGCAATACGTTGGCAAAGAAATACGTTTAATTGATTACTATGAGAGCAGCGGCGTAGGTTTAGACCATTACGCAAAGGCTCTAAGTGAGCGCGGCTACCATTACGAGCAGCATATTTTGCCGCACGATGTCAGAGTTAAGGAGCTTGGCACTGGCAAGAGCCGATTGGAAACACTGGACGCGCTGGGCATTAAGGACATAGAAATAGCTCCCCGGCTGGGAATAGAAGATGGCATACAGGCTGCGCGTTCTATGTTGAACCGTTGTTGGTTTGACGAAAGCAAATGTGAGCGTGGCGTTGAGGCTATGCTGCAATATCGGCGTGAATTTGACGAGCGGATGAAGTCTTGGCGCGGCAGACCGTTGCACGATTGGACTTCACACGGTGCGGATGCGTTCAGATATTTGGCTGTGGGTTACAAGCCAGAAGCCGATTGGGGCGCACCAATCAAGCGCGGATTGCGTGGAATAGCTTAATGTGCTAACTTACATGAAAAGTCGCAGGCCATAAAGTGCTTAAAGGATCTGAATGTGTCTAAAAACAGTTTCAAAAAAGTGCCTAAAACAAAAAAAGGTACTCCAAAGAAATATCTTTCAGGCGCTAAAAATGCTACAAAAAAAGAAAAAGAAATCATAAGCACTGCCGAGCGATATAAAAAAGGTTTGCCGATAGATGTTAAGAAAGTGAGTAAAAGCCGTGCCGAACAAAGCAAAACCACTAAGCGAAAGCGTTAAAAAAAGTCTTCGTGAAAAAGCAAAAGATACTAAATTCACACCTTCACAGTTGCAATCGGTTTATCGGCGCGGCCAAGGTGCGTATCTTTCAAGTGGTTCTCGCAACGTACCAATGGCAGCTTGGGCAATGGGCCGGGTGAATAGTTTTATTTCCGGCAAAGGTGGTGCGCGTAAAGCAGACGCCGATATTTACAAAAAAAGGAAGAGGAAAGCATAATGGGCTATGGTAAAAAAAATATGGGCAATAAAAAAGGCGGCAAAAAGAAATGAAAACTGGTAAGTATAGTTCCGCAGCATCTTTCAAAAATTGCAAAAGCTGCACCACACCGAGCAAATGCGCAATGGCTGGCAAATGTGCAGCAAAGGCGTGAGGCTTATTGATTTCTAATGCGTACAAAAGCTGAAAAGATAGCGGCTGCAAAAAAACGGCACGGTTTCACTGCGGTAAATAAACCTCGCCGGGGTGGTCCTAAGAAGTTTGAAGTCTTGGCGGTTGAAGGCAACCAAGTTAAAAAGGTTAACTTTGGCGATCCTAATATGACCATAAAGAAAAACACCCCAAGTCGAAAAGCATCGTATTGTGCGCGTTCTGGTGGTATAAAGGGTAAGAATAGCAAATTGTCGGCTAACTATTGGTCGCGTAAGGCATGGGACTGTTAAATGGCAATCACAAATTATTCAGAGCTTCAATCTTCTATTGCGAACTGGCTTAATCGTGATGATGATACCCCGTTGCTTTCGGTTATTCCTGATTTTATTTCTCTGGCAGAGGCCGATATAAATCGCAAGTTGCGTCATTATAAAATGATTGAGCGTGTTGATGCAGTGCTTGATAGCCGATATGTGCAAGTGCCCAACAATTGGTTGGAGACGGTTCGATTTAATATTACCGCATCAACAACGGTCAAATTAGATTTTATTGGCCCAGAAGATATGCTGGAAAAGCGGCAAAACAACAGCGACACTGCTGGCATTTCTCGTTATTATACGCAAATGGGGGAAGCTATAGAGGTGTTTCCAACTCCCGCTGCGGAGTATCCGATGCAGCTTGCTTATTATTCGAAAATCCCAAATCTAAGCGATAGCGTGACCTTTAACTGGCTATTGCAAGATCAACCCGATGTTTATCTGTATGGCGCACTAATGCAATCGGCTCCATACTTGCTGGATGATGCGCGGACCCAAACTTGGGCCGGCTTGTATCAAAACGGTTTGGCTTCACTGCAAAAGGCATCTGATGACACTAGGTTTGGTGGTTCTGGTCGCAGAATTATTATAACTAGTTATTAACTGAAAATTGGTGTATGATCGCGCCAGATATATCTAACGGAGCATAACATGAGCTTTTCAAACTACTTAGAAACCGAAATACTTGATTTCGCGTTCACAACAGGCACCGCCACCCGACCAACTGCTTGGTTCATTGCGCTGTACACTGCGCCGCCAAGTGACAGTGGAGGTGGTACTGAAGTATCAACTGGTGGTTACGCCCGTCAGTCCGTGACGTTCTCCGTATCAGGTGACACTGCCTCGAACACTGGTGCCGTCGAGTTTCCAACCGCTACAGCGTCATACGGCACTGTTACGCACGTTGGTGTTTTTGAC